CAGTGCCCGCCGTGGTCAGCAGGAACCACAGCGGCTGCTTTCGCGCGTCGCCGGAGCCTTGCGTCATGACGTCGTAAAGGGCGCGGGTGGGCTGGGTGTGCAGCTCGTCAAAGATACAGGCGCTGACGTTCAGACCGTGCTTGGTAGCTACCTCGGAGGACAGCACCTGATAGATGCTGCCCGTAGGCTGATACACCATGCGCTTGGTCGACGGAATAATCTTGATCCGCTTCATCAGCGAGGGACTTTGCTTGACCATATCGCAGGCGACGTCAAAGACAATGCCCGCCTGTTGACGGTCGGAAGCGCAGGAGTAAACCTCCGCTTTCCACTCGTCGTCATTGACCAGCATGTTCAGCGCAATGGCCGCGCCCAGCTCACTGTTGTGCGTCGGAATCATGGAGGGGCCAGCCAAATACTGATGAGACGCGCTGTCCACCTGGATACAGCGCATTTTCACACGATCCGGAAGCGGCTGAATATCGCGGATATAATGAAAACAGGAACGCGTTTTCTTTACGCGTTCCCGCTCTCGTTCCTGTTTTCGCCTTAGCCGTGACACAGGCTGATCCTGAAAGGTCGTAAACCGTATCGTGTACAATGTTTCCCCGGTTGGCTTTCCATATCGCGTAGACGGCGATTCCGTCATAGCGTTTTTTACGCCAAGGCTCCATAACAGCTCACGCACGGATTCTGCCAGTTGTCTGATCGTGCTGACGTAGATACTCTGCGCCTTCATTGTGCTAATGCAGCCATCCGAATCCATCAGCCCCTGTAAAAGCGCCCACCGCTGTGCGACGGACGCTCGGAGGTATTCATGGCGTATGGTTTTGTCACGAAAGTTGCCTACAAGTATGGGTTTCAAAGCGGGGACGCGCAGCACCTTACTTCCATTGCCTGCCTGAAACCACTCGCTGGTTACTTCATATGGAAGATTTGCCCGCATACTCGGTACGTCACCTGTTCGAACGGTCAACTCTGGCTTAACAGCATTCCCATTTCCCAGCCAAAATCCATACACGTAAGGGTCTATGGGCAGTTCACGCTGGGGCGTTTGCAGCGCCTTGGTTACAGGGATTCGAATAACAGATCGAAACTCGTCACGTTTTCCCTTATTCCGAAACCGATGACGCTGCATAAGCTGGTACAGCTGACCTGTATGGAGGAGCAAGGGACGCTTCTTCCCAATAATGTATTCGACATTCCAAAGATGCCTTTCCCCAGCGTCCACATAGCTGCCGTCCCTGAAAATGATACGGTAACACTGCTCTGTATCATCAATCTCGCTAAGCGCCAGCACCCGACAGGGGGTTCCGTTCTCGTCGAAAACATGGTCGCCAGGTTTCAACGCGCCCATCTGTTTCCATCCGTCTGGCGTAGGAATGGGCGTATTCAAGGCAAGCTGTTTGCCTTGCTTTTTGGGTATCTCGATATAAGCCGTGGTGTATTGGCGCATGGTCGGGTCTTCCTCGCGCACTGTGCCGAACACGTCCCGGATGATCTTCTCCTGCCACGGGAGCAGCTTGAAGGGCTTCCCATGAAATTCACCCTTTGTGTGCTTCAGGTTTTCAATGAACTGGATCACACGCCTGGCTTTACGTTCGTCAAGGGGCATCTTCCCACCCGCCTCTTAGCAGCCGTTCCATGGGATCATCCGCCAGACTGTCCTCCGGCCCGCCGCCAGCGGCGATAATCCGGGCGCGGCAGGCAGGCGTCAGGCCAAACTCCGTGCAGAAGGACTGCATGATTTTCAGGTTCTGTTGAGCAATACTGACTTGCGGCACCTGCTGCACATACCCAGAGGGTGTTTTGAAGATGGAACCGTGCTGGGTCAAAAATTCCTCCGCTTCCCGCCAGCGGGCGTAGGCCTGGCAGTACCCGGAAAAGGCCGTCAGGTCGGCCATGGTGAGCACGCCCATGACTTCCAGCGAGGAGGCCAGCCGCTTCCATTCTTTTTTTGCTTCCGGCAGCAGCCATGTGGGGCACTTGAGGCCGCCCTTGGGCGGGACGGGTTCGCTGCCGTTTATGGGACGCTTGCCTGGATTCCCTTCAAGGATTTTTAAGGCCGTGGGCTTGGGTTTTCTGCCTCGGGTCGCCAAGGGACGCACCTCCTTTCGCTCGAAGTTTTGCTGTTTACTGATATTGCAATCGCTTCAAAAGAAAACGCCCCACATAAAGGAAGCGTTATTCATCGTTCTTTTTCCCCTTTTGCGCGTCATTTACACTGCCATCCTTGAATTGCAAATCAGCATCCGACAAAAGATAAACAGCTTCACACGGGAGCTTTTCACCATTACGGATGACAAAAATACTGGATGTTTCGCCGCATAAAAGGGCATAGCGGATTACTATGGCAGATGCATACTTGGGATCAAGCTCCATCAGGTAGGCGACACGATTCAACTGTTCCGCCGTGATCAGTGTGCTGCCCGAACCGCCGAACAGGTCAAGCACGATGCCGTTCTCCTGAGAAGAATTGCGCATGGGATAGGCGATCAGCGGCAGCGGTTTTGTGGTCGGATGCAGTTTTGACTTGGTCGGCTTATCAAACTCCCAGATGGTCGTCTGCTTTCTGTCGCCATAGAATTTGTGGCGGGCGGTATCCTTGAAAGCATACAGCACAGGCTCATGACGCATTTGATAATCCATCCTGCCAATGACCAGCGCGTTCTTTACCCAGATGCACGTCGTGGAGTAATGAAAACCAGCATTGACAACCGCGTTATAGAAATTGACCTTCTCGGCATCAGAGTGAAAAACATAAACAGCCCCGCCATCCGCAAGGCTCGAAAACACATTCTTCATGGCGGACAGCAGGAATTCATAGAAGGCTTGGCCCTTCAGGTCGTCGTTCATGATCGTCATGCCTGTGCCGCCGACATAGGAACAGGCATAAGGCGGATCTGTGATGCAGAGGTTCGCCATTTCACCGTTCATAAGGACAGCCACATCATCTTCGAGCGTGGAATCTCCGCACATCATCCGATGCTTGCCCAGCAGCCACACGTCACCCTGCTGTACGAACGGTTCACGTTCTGCGGCTTTTTCCACGTCAAAGTCATCATCTTTGACGTCCTTATTGTGAACCTGCGAAAACAGGTCGTCCACCTCAGCCGCGTCAAAACCGGTCGCGCCCACGTCATAGCCGGAAAGCTGCAGCTCTTGCAGCAGGTCGGCCAGTGCCTGCGGCTCCCAATCACCCACGGCTTTATTGAGCGCCACGTTCAGTGCTTTTTCATCCTGCGGATTTTCGATATGCACCACCACGCAGTCAATCTCCGTCGCGCCCTCGGCAGTCAGCACCTTGTAACGCTGATGGCCGCCCACAATGTTCCCGGTGACCTCGTTCCAGATGATTGGATCAACATAGCCGAAATCCGTCAGGCTGCGCTTGATCTTTTCATAGGCCGGATCTCCCGGCTTCAGGTCTTTGCGCGGGTTATATTTCGCGGGCTTGAGCTGATCCACCGGGATAGTTTTAAGCAGCATATTGGAATTCAAGATGATCCTCCTTCAAAAGCGTCCGCCGTCCGTATTTAGGGCGGCTTTTTGCATATCGGGGCTTAATACCCCGGGGTTCCGAATTTCGCGGAAATTCACGCGAGAGGGGGGCGCGGTCTCCAGCGAGAGGTCGCCAGAGATCCGATACCCCTTCCCCAGGCACACGCCGCCGGGCGCGCTTCTTCGCGGCGAAGCGCGAAAGCCGACTGTTCCCGTCGGGTTTGCCCGGGCGGCGCGAAAGGCGACCCTTTCCATCGGGTTTGCCCGGGCGGGCGGCGGGCGTTTTTTTTCGCGGCGGGCGCGGGCGGCGGCGAAAACCCCTTCGCGCGCTTATAAGGAAGCCGCCCGACCCCGCCGCGCTTTTTTGTGCTTACCGGACAAAAAACGCCCAAGATTGATTGGTGCTTCGGTCGGGTTGCTTTTCCGGCGGCGCGGAGTGATGAATGTGTCGCGGGCCGGAAAACCGGGCCGACCGGGCGGGCGGGGAAAACGCCGCCGGGCGAAAGGGGTACACCATGGAAAGTATGAAGGAGCAAACCTTCGGTATCGAGGTTGAAACGACCGGGCTGGGACGCGAGCGCACTGCCAAGGCCATCGCCGCCTTTTTCGGAACGACGGCGCGGTACATCGGACGGCATCTGGATGACTGGCAGGTACCCATGCCCGACGGGCGGCATTGGACGGTCGAGCGCGACGGGTCGGTCACCGACCCCAGCGCCGAGGTGGTCAGCCCGGTGTGCCGCTGGGAGGACATCGAGACGATACAGGAGGTCATCCGCGCCATCCGCAAAGCAGGCGCGAAGGCCGACGCTTCCTGCGGCATCCACGTCCACATCGGGCTTGGCGAACACACGCCGCGAACCCTGCGCAACCTGGTCAACATCGTCAACGCCAAGGAAGACCTGCTGACACAGGCGCTTGGCATCGACCCCAGCCGCCGCGAACGCTGGTGCCAAGCGGTCGACCCGCGCTTCTTGACACGGCTGAACCAGCGCAAGCCCCAGACCATGGACGCCATGGCAGAGCTTTGGTACGACACACGCAGTTGGGGCTGCCGCGCCGGAAGCCACTACGACCAAAGCCGCTACCACCTGCTCAACCTCCACGCGACCTTCTCCACCGAGCGCCCGGCGCACACCATCGAATTCCGCGCCTTCAACGGCACACTCCACGCCGGGGAAATCAAAGCCTACATCCAGCTCTGCATGGCCATTTCCTTCCAAGCCCTGACGGCGAAAGCCGCCAGCCCGGCCCGCCCGGTCACCGACAACCCGAAGTACACCTTCCGCTGCTGGCTCCTCCGGCTGGGCTTCATCGGCGACGAATTCGAAACCGCCCGCCTCCACCTGACCAAGCGCCTCAGCGGGAACAGCGCCTGGCGGCAGGCGAGCTGACACACACCGAACGCCGCA